GTGGCAGTTGTGTTAAATAATATCATTACTTATATAACGTATAAAAAATAGTAATTTGTAAAAACAAAAAAAAAGCACCCGATTAAGGATGCTTTCAATTTAAAATAAATATTAATTATGCAGTTGGATCAACTTGTGCTGCATCTCCAGTTACTGCTGCTGCAAGAAAGTAAGGTGCAGTTTCTTCCATACCCTCAAACGTAAGTGTAAATCCACTTAAATCACCCGCTGCTGCTCCAGTTACTACTGTTCCACCAGTACACTCCATACCATTTTCAAAGCCACATAAGAAGCTATTACCATAGTAATCTTCTACAACTACATATGGTCTTGCTACTGCAAGTGTTTGTAGTTCTTGTTGCGTTAAAGCATCTAAATAAGTAAGTGTAAGGTTTAAAGTTTGAGTGTAAAATGTCGTTCCATTTTCTCGGCTACTTGTTACAGTAGTTTCTAAAGATGAATTACCTTTTACATCATATTCATACCAAGTTGGTGTTCCCGTAAACGCTGCTTCACCAGTTGATGCATCTACTGTGATTGCAGTAAGGTCACCATAATCAGCAAAGAATACTTTTTTTATGCCACCAAAAGCACTTTTGCAAGGTAGTTTTCTACCCGTTGTTAATGTACAAGCCATTGTTTTTATGTTTTAAAAAAAAAGGGTGAGCAGATTACCTACCCACCCCTTTTATAGATTAATTAATTAATTATGCGTAAGATACTATATCATTAGTTCCAAATTGTACTGCACTTGTAAATCTGACTACCATTCTCACATTGTTGCTACCATCCAAATCTGCCATATCTAGTACTTTTACTTCTTGTGCTGAATTTAGTAATCCAGTTCCAAAGTATAAGTTAGAACGTTGTGCTGCATACATTTTGTCATCAGACATTCCTGGTGATACAAAGATTTTAACTCCGTTTACCGTTAGGCTTCCGTTGTTCCACCATTGTGTACCCATATTAGCTACACCATTTGCTCCTAAACCATTTGCTCCAAAACCACCTAGTGCTTGTACATATAGTTTAGCTGCTTTAGTTCCTACATAGATAAATAAATCTTCTTTACCATATAATGCAGATGGTATTGCATCAACTACTTCAGAAAGTTTGTCAATGATATTTGCAGATGTAAGTGCTACTGATGTTATCGCTTGTGCTGCTGGAATATCTCCAGATGTTACTGCTGCTGCAATTAGTTTTTCAAACCCATCAAAAGATGTGTAAGTTGCTCCAGCCACATCTCCTTGCCAAATATTAAATTCTGTTGACTGTGCAATTTCGCTCGCTACGTGAGCAATCAAGAAATCAGAAAACTTTGGTGGTAATGTTTGACCAAGACCATAACCCATTGATTGTGCTTCCCAATCGTTTACAAAGTCATACTTACATAATTGTAGGTTTACTTGTAGTTCTTTTGGTTCAATAATTCTTTCAGTTAGTGTAACTGTAGATGTTGGTGAAAAATCACAAGATGCAGATGCCACTAAAGCATTTGTAGCTAGTTTTTTGATTACTTCTTTAAAAGCGATGTTTGCCTTTACTGTTAAACCACCGTCATCAATAGTTGATGCAGATAATAAAGCTGCTGCGATATACTCACCAGCAAATTCACCCGCATAAGTAGTAGTTATGTTAGTGGTTGTCGCTAAATTTACGTTTCTTCTTTTCATTTTATTTATTTAATTTGTTTAATACTCTATCTAGTGTTGTGTTGAATTGTCCTTTAGCAAATTGCATTTGTTTTTTCTGTGGTGCTTTTGCTTCTGGGTTGTGTTTAATTGGTTTTCTAGCTGCTGAAAGTTCTTCTTTCTTTTCTTCTTCTTTCACATCCATATCTGAAAATTTCTTTTTCAGCATTTCAATTTCTTCTTTTACTTCTTCAATAACTGGTGCAATAACCTCAACTACTGCTTCAATAATTGCTTCAACTTCTGTAGCAACCTCTGCTGGTACTTCTGTTTCAACAGTTTCTTCTTCAAGATCCTCTGTTTCTTCTTTAGCTGGTACTTCATCAGATACTTCTCTGACATCTGCAATCATACCCTCTTCAGATACTACAACTAATCTACCATCTTCAAGGATATACTCCCCTACTGGCATTGCTACTTTCTCATCGTCTGTGACAATAAAGATTTCACTTCCTTTCTCAAATGTTTCAGCACTTACTACAGTACCGTTTTCCAACTTCATTTCTTCAAGTTTTACCTCGATGTTTAAAAGTGTTCTAATTTGATTTAACATTTTTGTTTTTTCCATACTATTTATATAACGATTATTAATTTACTTTTTGCATTTTCAATCTGTTCTTGTTATTACACCAATACCTTGTGCTTGCATAGAACCATCACAACAAGAGATAGAATACTTGTTGGTGTCCCAACATAAACAAGCACGACCACCCCCAGTAGGTGATGTTCTACTAGGAATAAAAGTTTTATTTTTGTTGTTTCTTTGCATTTATTAGAAATATATATTTTCTTCTAAATCTCTAGTTATATTAGCTATCACTAGTTCACCAATTAAACTATCTGCTTTTATATAATTAGAAATAGTTTCGGGATTAATACCTAATTCATTAGCTGCATTTTTTGCGTTATCCAAAAGACTTTCAACTCTATTAAATATATCATTATTTTTATTTAGAATTTCTTGACCTTTTTGTTCTAATTCATCTCTAGTAGCTTCCATTTCTTGAATTTGTTTTACTAGTTCGTTTTGTTTCTTATTAAATTCAATTACTGAATTTTCAAATTCTTCATCAGAAACAAGAGATTTTTCTATTTCAGAAATTTCGTCACCTAAATCATCAGCTACACCTAGTGCTACCTTTTGTGCTTTAAGGTTTACTTTTTGGTTTGGTAGTTTGCTATAAACTTTTTCTAATCTACTTTTCATTTTATATTTGGTTTAATTTTGAATTTGCTTCATTTATTTTTTCCATAGCTTCATCATAAATATCAAAAGAATTTTCATATTGATTTAATTCGCTAGGTTCTACGCCTAATTCATTTGCTAATTCACTTGCTTGTAATAATTTTGCATCTAATTTTCTTGCTTCATCTGTTAAATCTTGCAAGTCTACTTCTAAACTATTTTTAAAACTATTAAATTCATTTTGTATTCTTTCAAGTTCTTCAATGTCAATTTCAATATTTTTTGAAAATACACTAACAGATGACGCGATACTTGTTAATTCAGAAACTACGTTTAATTTTACATTATGTTTTTTAAAGCTTTGCTTTTTGTTTGGTAGTTTAGAGTATACCTTTTCTATGTTACTTTTCATTTTACTATGTCTTTTATTTGGTTTAATAATTGTTCAGCCATTTGTTCTTCTATAGCTTCTTTTGGTGCTTCCATTTTATCCGCAAAGTAACCCTCGATAGAAAAACCTTTTACTTTGTTTGTCTTTACATACTCATTCCAAACATCTTCATTATTGACCTTGACTGATCCCATCCACGTTCCAACTGGTACGTCTAAACCATACAATGCAGTCTTGTCTTTGGCTTTATCTTCTACTATCCAGCTTTCAACTAATGTTAAACCATTAAGTGCTTGTGCGTGTTCTAGTGTTGATCTACTTTGGTTTCCATTCTGTAAGAACATTTGAGATGCTTTTACAATAGTATCTTTTGAAAAGAATATGTAATACTCACCCTCTGAACCATTTCTGTATATAGGCTTGTCTGGTATTAATAAAGCACCCATTAATATCTTCTTTTCTTTGTCTACTTCTGCTAACTTTATCTCTTGGTTCTTTAATGCAACAAAGTCACTTTCAATGGCTGGGCTTTCTACGATTGAAATCGCTTCTACTCCAGCATCCAAATCTTCTTCATCTAAAATAAGTTCTATTATCCTCATAAATATATAACGTGTTTAGTTTTTAATTTTGCATTTAGCCTATACTAGCACCCTCAATAATGTTTCTATCCATTTCTTGTGCTGTTGTTACATCATTACTTACAACGTATGCCCTTGCTGGTCTTTGTGTTTGACTACCTATTGCATCTGCTAATTGTGTTTCACCACTTGCACCTACTACATTAAATGCTGGTGCTTGTGATCCACCACCCGCACCAGATGCTGGGTTTGTTCCACCTCTAGCATTACTAGGTGATGTTTTTAATATATCTTTTACAGATTTAAAACCAATAGCAGCAGTTGTAGCTATGTTTGCTATTTTTAAACCAAATTCAAAAGGTGTAACAGTCTTTGTTGCAAGTTCAGCAGTAATACCTTGATATGTATTTATTAATGCAGCAGCAGCAGCAGCAGCTTTACTGGCAGCACTCTGTTCATCAAACAAAGTTGATATATCACCAAGTGTATTTTTTGCCATATCTAACTGTGCATTTCTTTTTATAGCCTCATCTTTTTCTTCTTCTTCTTTGTTTTTCTTTACAACCCCAGCAATTTGATTTTCATAGTATGCTGCTATTCTAGCTTTTTCTATCCAAGTTGCCTCTAGTAAATCTAGTTCTGCAAGTGCTGCTGCTTTTTCTCTTTCTAGTTTTTGTATTTCAGAAAATTCTGTTGCATCATTTACTATTTTTTGTATATCTTCTAATCTCTTTTTTTCTTTATCTATTGCTTCTTGATCAATTTTATCTTGCTTTGCTTTATCTTGTTCTGCAAATATTGCTTTTTGTTCATCTTCAGCCTTTTTTTGTGCTGCTTTTAATTCTAATATTTTTATTGAATTTGTACCATAAAATTTTGCTGCTAATTCTATTTGTTCAGTATAATCTTCATTTATTAATCTTAATTTTTCTGCACGTTCTTCTGCTTCTGTATCAATTAAACCTTTGCGTATTCTTTCAATAGCTTCAATTCTAGCTTTTTCTGCTGCTTCTGCATCTGCTGCACTTGTATCTTTATCTTTAGGTTTAGTTTTTTTTGGATCTTCAATTAAACTACTTTCAAATTGTGTGTATTTGTTTTCTAAATCACTTAATATTTGTCTTTGTTTTATTAAAGCTTCATTTTCTTCTTCTGTTATTTCACTAATTCCTTTTTTACCTTGTCTTATTCTTTCAGCAATAGTTAACGTTTCAGTTTCTATTTCTAATTTTCTTAAAGCACTTTTTTCATCTTCAATAGATTTTAATAAAGTATCTCTTTTTTCTTTAATTAAAGCCTTTTCTTTTTCTATTAAAGCATCAACATTTTTACCTTGTTTTTTTTCTAGTTCTATTTGGCTTTTTAAATTTCTTAATTTTAAATCAACTGCATCTAAATTCTGATTGTTTAAAACTATTTGCTTTTCAAGTTCTTTATTTGTATCACTTACAAAATCAACAATGGCATCCCAATGCTCAACCAATAAACCAACTGCAACAACCGCTGCACCAATACCACTTGATATTAATGCAGTTTTCATAGCCTTACCACTTAACTTTGCAGCCTTACCAACCGCAACCAATTTAGATGCAAGACCACCAGTCATTTGGTCTAACTTACCTAATACAGCACCACCAACTTGTTGCATACCAGATAATTCTTTACTAGCTTTTTTTGTAGTCTTTGCAGTTTTCTTTACTGCATCATCAACCTTATTTACACTAGCAACTGCATCATCTGTTTTAGCAACTAATTGAACCTCTACTACTTTTGCCATTTTAAATCTCTTTTAATTTGATTGTAACCCTCTTTTAATGTTTCCGCTAATTTATATTTTCCTTGTGCTATTCTTATGTTTTCAGTATCAGCCTCAACAACTTGTAGCAAGTCTATTATATTCTTAATCATAATATTGTGTTTAGTAATTCAAATTCTGTTTTACCAGTTGTTAGATCTGTTTTCATTGAATTAATCTTGTAGCTATCTTGTCCTAATTCTATCAAGTCATTTAATTCCAGATCATAATAAACTTTCATAGGTAGATAAGCAGTAACCTTAACTAATCTTCTTTTTGCATTA